GTGCTACTGAGAGAGTTCTTTACAACAGACTTAAGGAACTGTACGCCAGGGGAAGCATTTCGGCTATCGCTCTTGATGACCGTCAATTACCTAATCTTGCTAAACTCCTAAAAATGGATGGTCTTCCTGTCTGGCAGTTGTGGACTAAAGAAATCTCTAGTGCCTGTTCAACCGTTTATGCCATGTTCTCTACTGGTCAGGTAAAGCACCGCAACGACCCTTTACTTCAAATGCAATCTCCTAAAGGTATCGCAAAATATACAGGTGAGACTTGGCTGATTAGTCGTAAGGAATCACTTGGAGATGTTGATGCTCTTATGGCTACTGTTATGGCTTTGTATGTTTCTGCGACACACCGAGAAGTTGGATTACAAGTTTTTTGACTTTTTGTAATTAGTGCTATACGTTCTCGATAGATGGCAAATATATTTGACAGACTTTTGGGTAGAGAACGTGAAACTCGTTCGGCTACCCCAATTTGGCCTACCCGTTCTGATACAGGTGTTGGCGTAAATGAAGCTCTAACTCTGACTGCGGTTTACCGTTCAATTCAGATTATCGCTACTCCAATCTCTAAGATGCCGATGCAGACTTACAGATATGCGACTGGTCTTGAACTTCCAGTTGAAAACCCTATTCTTGTAAACAAGCCAAATTTCTTAGACACTAAAAGAGATTTTCTGTTTCAGACTGTCGTATCTATGGCTCTGGATGGCAACGCATTTTGGTTGAAGTCTTATGGCTCAAATGGTCAGGTCAATAACCTAACTCTTATCCCTGCGGGTGCTGTAACTATTCGCTTGGTCAATGGTGTGAAGCATTATGACTACCAAGTCAATCAGGACACTCCAGTAGCCACTACTACTACTGACATACAGCACTTGAAGCTCTTTAGCAGAGTTGGATACCTAAGAGGATTAGGTCCTATTGATTCTTGCAACAAAGACATTCAGTCTGCACTTGAACTTCGTAACTTTGCTGCTAACTGGTTTGGTCAGGCAGGTATTCCAACTGGAATCCTAAAAACTGATAAGCCTATTTCAGCTGAGGACAGTCAGGTGATTACTGAGAGATGGCACACTAAGCAATCACAGAGACAGGTTGCTGTTCTTGGTCAGGGTTTTGAGTGGCAGACAGTTCAGCTAAACCCTAGAGATGCAATGTTTACTGATGTGCAGGTTCAGCAAGTTCAGGCTATTGCTCGTCTATTTGGTATTCCTGCAAGATTGCTTCTAACTGGCGTTGATGGGTCAAGCGACACTTACACAAACTTGCAAGACGAAAACCAAGTCTTTTACAGACATACAATCATGGCTTATACCGATGCTATCTCTGATGCTCTTAGTGAGTGCCTACCTAGAGGTACAAGAGTTGAGTTCAACTTTGAGGGTCTATTCAGAGCTGACATGGCTAACAGATTCAACATGTATGAGACCGCTATTCGTGCGGGCTTTATGACAACCGAAGAAGTAAGAAGAAAAGAGGGTCTGGAATGACCGAATTAGAAACTAGAAGTTTCGAAGTAAGACTTGAAGCTGACACTAGAGAAGTAGTTGGACTGGCTGTTCCTTATGGTCAGGTAGCAGACATTGGTGGAATGTATCGTGAGCAGTTTGTTCCAGGTGCAATTCGTTCAGTCGAAGATGTCAAACTATTCTGGCAACATTCAGAACCTATTGGCAAGATTCTTGAGGGTAGAGATACTGAAGAGGGTTTCGAGATTCGTGCGATGATTTCTGACACTCCTAGAGGTCAAGAAGCGTACACTCTTTTGCGTGATGGCGTTATCAACAAGTTCAGCGTTGGCTTTATGGCTGTTGAACAGACCAGAGATGGCGACCTAGTAACCCGCACTCTAGTAGACCTAAAAGAGGTCTCACTCGTAAGTTTTCCAGCGTTCGCAGGGGCTTCTGTCTCTGAGGTACGTCAGGAAGAAACACCCGTTACTGAAGTGGTAGCGGATTCAATCCAAACAAAGGAAACCATCATGTCTGAAAACATGGAAATGGATGTCCGTGCAGTTCAAGATGAAGTGGCTGAAATCCGCAGAGAACTTGACCTAGTAAAGACTCCTACAATCGCAGTAAACGCATTTGAGACCAAGTTCCGCTCACAGGGTGAGTACGCTAAGGCTCTTGTTTCAGGTGACCAGGATGCAGTAGAACTGTTCAGAGCAACTTCAGCTGACGCAGCTCTTCGTCCTGCTTTCGTTGGTTACATCAACAACCTAATCAACACAGGTCGTCCAACTCTAAACGCTTTCAACATTCAGGCTCTACCTGCTACAGGTCTGACCATTGAATACGCAAAGGTAAACACCAACACAATCGCTGTTGGAAAGCAGACCACAGAGAACACAGCACTATCTACTGGTGATGTTGCTCTTTCAACTGTTTCAGTAACAGTAAACACATACGGCGGTTACACAAACATCTCAAAGCAAGCTATCGAGCGTTCAACTGTAAACTACCTAGACGTAGCTTTCCAGGCAATGTCTCTTGCTTACGCAAAGAAGATGAACGTGGACTTCATCGCAGTTCTAACTGGTCTAACTTGGACTGGTAAGACTTTCGACATCTCTGCTCTAACTGCTGCTGCAGTAATGGGTGGAATTGCTGATGGTGCTGCTTACATCTACAACGCAACTGGTCTATCACCAGAGTTCATTGTTGCTGGTGTAACTGCTTACAAGCGCCTAGTTTCAATCGTAGACACCAACGGTCGCCCAGTTGTTGCTCAGGTTGGCGATGGTCAGAACTCTATCGGTGGAAGCAACATTCCTGGTCTTCAGGGTTCAATCCTTGGTCTCCCAATTGTTGTAGACCCAGCGATGGATGCAAAGACTGCTTACCTAGCAAACTCTGCTGCATTGACCACATACGAATCAAGCGGTAACCCTACTCGCCTAAGTTCAACTGATGTCACCAAGCTACAGGACACATACTCTGTTTACGGATACGCTGCAGTTGCAGTTCCGTTCGAGGGCGCAATCGTCAAGCTAAACACAGGAGCTTAATAACTCATGGCTGTAACGGTGGAGCAGTTCAGGGCGTATGTTGGGACTAAAGAAGTCTCTAGTTTTGTCGATTCTTGTTTAGCATCTGCTAACCAGTTAGTCGCCAAGTTTGTCGGTGCATCAAGAGTGCCTACTGACGTGCTAGATTCTGCTGTCCTTTCATGTGCATCTGAACTGTTCCATCGCAGGTCTGCTCCTAACGGTGTGGCTCAGTTCGCTGACCTTGGTCAAACCGTAAGAATCGCTAAAGACCCAATGAACGCAGCTAGGGAAATGCTCCTACCATTTACAGGACCTGGGCTATGAGTAATGAGATAACAGCAAGTAAGGCAGAGTTTGCTCTGGACTTACAGAACGCTGGACTAGATGTATTGGACTATGTTCCAGAACGTGTAGTTCCGCCGATTGTTATCATCACTTCTGGCAGCCCTTATCTTGTAGCTGAAACTGTTGGAAGAGAATTTCGTTTAGGTCTAAACCTAACTTTGGTGGCAAGTACTGCCACTAATGAAGAAGCTACTGAAGCACTAGACGAACTTATCGCTGACACAGTAACAGCAGTAACTTCTTTAGGGTATGTAATCCTAAAGAATGTAAACCCGCCTTACAGATTGGCTGCTAACAACGCTGAGTATTTAGCATCTGATTTGAATCTTGATTTATCTATAACACTCTAAAAGGAGAACCCGATGCCTGCATCAACCAGAATCAAAGCAACAAACATCAAGTTCCTTATCGGAACAACCGAATACAGCTGTGACGCAACCATGGTTGAATTGACCCTAGACGATGCTCCAGGTGATGTTCAGACATTCTGCGAAGTACGCCCAGGCGGAGAATGGAAGCTAAACCTTGAGGGTCTAACCTCTGGTGATGCAGCTAGCCTTTACCGTGTACTATGGAGCAACTTTGGTACAGAGGTCGCATTTACAGTAGCCCCACAGGGTAATGCTGTAGGAACTGCTTCTTCACCGATTTACACAGGAACAGTTGTTTTCGACCAGTTGCCACCACTATCACTAACAAGCAATGAAATTGTGAAGTTCACCGTGAACCTGACTGTAAAGTCTGCTGTTCACACACCAAGCACTACACCACCTGTTTACTACGGCTTGACTGTAAAAACAGCTGCGTAATTAGGTTTCCTGTGGAGACTGGGATTGACCCTGGCGACATGAAGTTAGCCATCAAGGCTATGCGTGAGTTAGGTGCTGACACTTCTGTCATAAAAGAAGCTGGTTATCAAGCTGGTTTGCTTCTTGTGGCTAGAGCGATGCCGTTAGTCCCAGTCAAAACAGGAAGACTTAAAGCAAACATCGTGCCACTAAGACTAATCTATGGTGGTGGTGCTCAAGTAGCAGGTAGCAAAGTTCCTTACGCTAACCCTATTCACTGGGGTTGGGTTGTTGTAGGTAAAAATACTAAAAGCAAGAAACTAAAAGTAGGAACTTATCGTGGCATTAAGCCACAACCGTTTTTTAGCGAGGCTTTGGGATACACTAAAGAGGAAATATTCAAAACGTATGAACGCATGATGCAGGATTACATAAACCAATTACCAGGGAGCAAATAAATGACCAACCAAGCATTTGATTTCGAATCACTTACTTTGAATGAAGTTGAGCAGATTGAACTTATTACAGGCAACAGCATCGACCAGTTGTTAGATGCAGGACAAGCCAAGGGTAAGGCTATGAAAGCAATCATCTTCATTATGAAGAAACGCACTAACCCAGAATTTACACTAGAACAAGCTGGAGAAATTTCTATGACAGAAGCCAATAGTTTGTTTGCAGGTGTATCAGACCCAAAAGAGTAGTAGCAGATAGAGCAGCCGAACGTTTAGCGTTTATGGTAGTTCATGCAGGTCTTAGTTTGACTGAAGTTCGTCAAATGACTTTGCGTGAATATCAAGCTGTTATGGATGCACTAAAAGATAAGGTATAGACATGGCAACGAACCTAGTAGTCAATTTTATTGGTAAGAACCATTTATCAAAGACGACTGCGGTTGCTTCTAGAGATTTGAAAAGGTTTGGGGCTACCGCTAAAAGTGTGAGTAGTGGCATAAACAAATCTTTGGGGGCTATTGGCGTAGGTGTCGGTTTAGTGGCTCTCACTAATGGACTAAAAAACTCCGTGCTTGGCTTTGAGCAGTCACAATTAGCTTCAAAAAAACTTGCTACTGTTCTTGCCAACATGGGTGTCCCTCAAGCAACTAAAAGAGTTGATGACTATGCAGAATCACTAGAAAAAGTTATCGGTGTTGATGCTGAAGAAATCAAACTTATTCAAACAAAGTTAGCAACCTATAGTGCTCTAAGTTCTAGTTTGAATGTGGCGGGTGGTGCTTTTGATAGGGCTACCCAAGCAGCGTTTGATATGGCGACTGTTAGCGGAACTGCCGAAAGCAACGCTGAAGCTTTGGGTAAGGCTTTAGAAGACCCAATAAAAGGTTTAGCAAGTCTTACAAAGAATGGCTATACATTTACGGCTCAAGAGAAAGCAAAAATAAAAACTCTTGTTGAAGCCAATAAGACTTTAGAAGCTCAAGAAATTATTTTGAGTTCTATTGAATCTCAAGTAAAGGGAACGGCTGAAGCTAGTGCCAGTTCGTTTACTAAACTTCAACTTATTTTTGACAGCATTGCAGACCAAATAGGTGAGCAACTTCTACCAGTTGTCGAAGAGTTTTATGACTACCTGACTAGCGTTGAGGGGCAACGTAATCTACAAACCCTAGTAGAACTCTTTGTTGGGATGGCTAAAGTTGTTAGCGGTATTGCTTCCTTTATGCTCCAAAACATAAACCTAGTAATTGGTTTGGGTGCGGAAGTTTTGATAGTAAAAGGCTATTTCATTGCTTTAAACGTAATCGTAAAGCTGACTGAATCTGGAATTATAAAAGCCACTACGGCTATCAAACTTATGAAAATCGCTCTTATCAGTTCTGGTATTGGTGCTGCTCTTGTTCTTGTTGGAAGCCTTGCCGCTGCATGGGTAGAAGCTACTGAAGCTAGAGAAGAGTATGAGAGTGTTCCAGAAGGTCCAGTTTTTGATGGACAGGGTCTTTTTTCTGGTCCAGGTATCGACCCTTATACTGGCGTTAGCTGGATTGCATTAGGTTTTGACACTTATGCAGATTACCTAGCAGACCTTGAAGCAAAAAAGAATACTGCTGTTCAAGCTGCTAAAGATTTAGCGGATAGTGTTCGCAAGGCGTTAGATGCAAAAGTTGAGGGAATGAAAAAGGTCGCAGAAAGGTTCAGAGATGCTGTCGCAATTTCCTATGGTCTTTTCGGTGAAGATGAATATTCTGTTTTCAATGTGGACTATTTCAAGGGCAAACTGCAACGCATGGTCGCTGCTGCTAAAGGTTTTGCAGGTAACCTAAAAAAGATTTTGAAGACCCCTAATAGCCAACCTTTAGTTGATGAACTGATTGCTATGGGTCCCGTTGAGGGAAACATTGCTGCTAAGGCTTTGTTGGCTTCTGGTGACCTAAAAGAGATTGTGGCTTTGAAGAGTAGCCTTTACAATACTGGTGCTCAGGCTGGTGCTACACAAGCAACAATGGGTAATGCTACTTATGAGATAAACATTACTAAGGCTGTCATTAGTGCAGCCGATATCATTAGAGAGATTAGAACTCTTGAAAAGAAAACTGGTCGAAAGTACTTGGTTGGCTAATGGCTAATGATGTATTTGACATCAAAACAGATTTGTCTATCAGATACCTAAATGCTACTTCTGGACTTTTCGTTGAGATTGTTGCTGACTCTTTTGAGGTAGACATTGACCGAGGTATCGACGTTGAAAATGGGGTCTTCGCTGAGGGTGCTATCGGTACTGCGACTATCAAACTTGTAAAGAAGAACCTATCTGACTTCTTGAACACTCCAGGCTACAAAGCCAACGACCCAATTGAGATAAGATATAGACCTTTTCCAGATACTAACCCCACTATTTATCAACAACTATTTGGTGGTCGTATTCAAAACGTTTCAATGAGCTACATAAACGAATCACAAAACTTAGAGATAACTATTGTCGCTAATGACTCTATGCGAGTTTTTCAAAATACTGTGATTGCTTCTCACAGCGTTGCTGGAACTGTTGTTCAAAGGTCTTTCCGTAACTGCATGATAAACCTTGCAACTGCTGCGGGATTTACTTTGACTCCTGGTGGTGGTGGTGCTTCTGGAACTACTCAAAGAGCGTTTACTTGGATAAACACTCCTGCGGGAGAAATTGTGTCTAAGTTCTTGGATGCTGAACTTGGTTGGATGTATTCACTAAAAAATGGAACTCTTAGCTATTTGACTAGAACAGATGTGGCAACTGCTCAAGCAATTGCATATAGTTCTGGAAGTCCTACAATTTCCAATGTTCATTACACAAACTTGCTTACTAATGGAACTTTCGAAGTAAACACTACTGGCTGGTCTCCTGGTGGAAGCGTCACTTTGACTAGAGACACAGCAACGTTCTGGGCTGGTAGTGCAAGTATGAGAGTAAACTCTACTTCTACCACTAGCACCGCATACACCTATCAAACTAATACCACGATGACTGCTGTTGCTGGTAGAAAATACAAGGCATCTTTTTGGGCTAGGGCACAAGCTAACACTCCAACTGTTAGAGTCCAAATTGCTTACATCAACTCTGTTGGAACTACAATTCAATTAGATTCGAGTCCTTTTACAGCTGTAAACACAACTGACTGGACTCAGATTGAAGTGACTAGTGTTGCACCTGTTGGAACTGTAAGAGTTGAGTTGAGGGCTGGAGCAAATAAAACTTCGGCTGCAATTGCTTCTCATTGGATAGATACTGCCAAGGTCGAAGATTTGACTAACATCGCAAGTAGTCATTATTGCCTTGACAATCTCATTCTCGATTATGATTCTGACCGACTTGTAAACAAGTGTGTCGTAGTTGATGGGCTTGCTGGGACTAGAACTGTGGCATCTAACACAACATCTATCACCGCTAATGGTGAGCAGTCAGGAACTTTCGTTGTGGACTTTGACCCTGCTGGGGCTAGCACTTATTTGCAATGGGCTACTGAGGTAGTGAACTCTGCAACTATCAAACAGGTCAGTCAGGTAAGTGTTCCTGTGATTCGTGATGATGGTAAAGTTAGCGACATAGCCGAAAGAGAAATAGGTTCTACAATTCAGGTCGAGTTTGCTCAAGACCCTCTGCCAGCTTTGCAAGTAGTTTCCATTCTTAGCAGGGTAAATCACAACATCACTCCTCAACTTTGGATGATGAATATCGGATTATGGCGGGGAATGTAATGACTATTGAGACTTGGGTTTATTTGCTTAGTGGTGTTGTAGGCGGGACTGGGGTATCTAGTCTTTTCAAATACTTGACTAACCGCAGATTCCAGTCGATTAGCCTAGAAGAGAAGTTACGGGCAGAGATGTACGCTAACAATAAAGAGTTGAGGGATGAACTCGCCACGCTGAAACAGGAACTAGACCAATGGCGTGACAAGTATCTAAACTTGCATAGAGAATACACAAGGTTGAAATCAGCCTTTGATAAATTAGTAAAGGATAAATAATGGCTAAAGAACCAGTATTAGCACCAAAGGTTACAACCTCATGGGGCATTGACCACTACGCTGCACTTGAAGCTGAGAAGTCTGCTCCAGTAGTTGAAGAGACTCCAGTTGTAGAGGAAGTTGTAGAAGACGTTGAGTGAAACATTCACTATTACTGATGGCAGGTTTGACTTGGTCATCCTTGCTGGTAGTACTTTCCCTAGTGTTAGTGGTGACTGCGAGTTTTACCCTACTGACAGCGTTGGAGCACCTTTCCAACTGACTGGTTGGACTGCCAAATTGCAGATTAGAGAAAACCCATCTACTACTGCAATCATTGACATTGTCCCTACTGTGAACACTACTGCTAACTCTGTGGCGTTTTCTTTGACACCAACTCAGACTTCTCTCTTGGTAAAGACAGATTATGTTTGGGCTATTGAATTGACACAGACTTCTACAAACAAGGTTATGACTTTGGCTAGAGGTCAAGTTGAGGTAAGTCCAGAAATCGTCAAATGATTGTAAATGTTGTTGTTCCGTCAGTAGCACCTGTTCAGGTTGTTGTGCCTGATTCTTTGTATGCTCAGGTTTACTTCGCTAGAGGTGAGCAAGGTGTGCAAGGTCCTCAAGGTCCTATTGGTGGAGCAATTTTCCCTAGTTTAGTAACTTTTACTCCAGTTTGGTCTGGCACAGGTTTAGCGTATACAGGTGGGACTTCTGGGGATTACACAGTTTTTGGTTCACAAGTTTTCGTAAACATCAACGTTCTATTTACTGGAGTAACAAATTTTGGCACAGGACAATACAGCGTGACACTTCCATTCACAGCTGCTAAACATCAGGACGTATTTGCTGGTTCTGTACATGACCAAGGTGTTATGCAACATTGGAGCATAAAAGGACATTTGACTGCTGGGTCTAACGTAATGACTTTGTGGTATCTAAGTGCTCAAGGGAATAAACTGCGTGATGAACCATTTGTCTATAATGACCCAATAACTTTGGACACTACTGACCAATTCCATTTATCATTCAATTACGAGAAGACAACCTAATGACGACACTTTTACATCCCGTTTCACCTGCAACCATTTCAGACACCTTTGGGACACATTCAGAACTTAGAAAATCTTTAGGACTTGGTCCACATCGTGGGGTTGATTACGCAGTAAAGCGTGGAACACCTCTAAAGGCTGTAGGGCGTGGAACTATTGTTGGCGTTTATGAATCAAAGGTTCTGGGCTGGGTCGTAGAGCTTAGAACTTACGCTACTGCCGAGAAGATTCGCATTTTCGCATATTGCCACTTGGATTCTGCGGAAGTCAAAGTCGGGGACAAAGTCAAGCAAGGAGACATCGTAGGCAAGTCTGGAAACACAGGCACAAGCTCTGGACCTCACCTGCATTTGATGTGCGGAAAAGCCGAACACTTAGCAACATCGCCAGTTGAAGACCCGCTTCAATGGTTACCAGTAATAGGAAAGAAATAATGAAATTTTGGATTAGTAGAACACTAAGAGTTGTAGCCTTTGCCTTGGCTACAGGTATCGCATTTATGGGTGCAGGAAACGTTTTTGGAATCTCCGCTGTTCAGTCTGCTGCTTTTGGAGCAGTAGGAGCAGTCCTAGGTCTTCTAGCAACTCTTCTATTCACTTACGCTGGTAAGGCATCAGTCCCAGATGAAGACTTCAACAAGGCAATCAACCAGGCTATTGAATCAGTTTCAAGCGACACGAAAGACAAGAAGAAGTCGTAGCCTACTAGTATGCTTTTAGCATGACTATTGACCAACAAATAGAATCACTTGGCTCTGCCAAATTACTTGGCTACTTTGAACACGCATCAGACGAATGGCATGAAGCTCGTAAAGGTGTTGCAGGTTCACTTGTAGGAACTCTAATGGGTCATAACCCTTGGCGTTCTGCTTATACCGCTTACTACGAACAATTAGGCGAACTCCCTAGAGATTCTGCTCCCTCTATGGCTATGAAACTAGGTACAGTATTTGAGCAACCTATTCAGGATTTGTGGGTTGAAGAGAACAAAGATTGGCTAAAGGCACATAACACAGGGACTTGGGCTAGTGCTTCCGAACCTCGTTTCAAAGCTAACCCAGATGCAATTATCGAATGGGTTGATGGTTCTTTAGGCGTTCTTGAAATCAAGTTTTCTCGTAACCCGATGAACGAATTACCGCCTCACTATAAAGACCAAGTTATGTGGTATATGCACGTTTTAGGCTTGACTAAAGGAATCCTTGTAGCGGTTGCTAATGGTGAAATGGTTGAACATGAAATTGACTATGACCCTAAATACGCTTTGAAGCTTGTCGCTAAGGCTTACGAGTTTTTAGATTGTATTGAAAGATTGACCCCGCCTGATTGGGATGGAAGCCAGTCCACTTATGAAACAGTCAGAACTCTGAGTGAACACATTTACGATGGCGACATTGAACTAGGCGAATTGTACCCGCAACTAATCAGAGCAAAAGAATTATCCGAAGAGACTGAACAGCAGTTTACCCTGCTAAAGTCAAAAGTCTTACACCTCATGGATGGGGTGAAAGTAGGAACTTATCAAGGGGATAAGGTTCTATCGTTACAAGCCAGAGGTTCTGGTCTGCCATTTATTGTTTTCAAGAGAGGATAACAATGAGTTTCATGAACGACTATATTGACGTTAGCGAAAGAATAAGAAAGTTCAAGGAGGTTTATCCAAATGGGTCTTTACAGCAAGTCTCCCTACAGTTCATTGAGTTTGGGGGCAAGAGTTGGGTTGTTTATACTGCTGCTGCTTATAGGTCTCCTGACGATATTCGTCCTGGGCATGGTACTGCTTGGGAACCTGTTCCTGGCAAAAGTAATTTTACCCGTGATTCAGAAGTTCAGAACGTAGAAACCTCAGCTTGGGGAAGAGCCATTATCGCTGTTCTAGTTGCTGATGGTGGCAAGCGTATTGCGAGCAGACAGGAAGTTCAGCATCAAGCCCCTGTAAGCCTGAACAGCGAGGACTTCCTTGCTCTTGCACACTTAGAATTCGAAAAGGGAGACATTGAAGCTCTACGGGGCGTTTACAAGCGTGCTAAGGCTACTAGAGGGGTAACACCTGAAATGCTTACACAGATTGAAGAGTTGGCTAAAGGTCTAAAGAAATAGAAATGCCCTGCTCTAGTCGGAGAGGAAGAACAACCAGAACAGGGCTACACTCTAAGGAGTGTTACAGAGCAACCAACTGCTCTAATGAAATACTTACAACAAAGAGAGGATTGGTCAAATGAGTGCGAAGAGTGTCGCAAGTGTTTTACATCATTCACATCATGCAGGAACACCAAAGTTAGTTCTAATTGGAATAGCCTGGCACGAAGAAGAGACTGGTGGTGGAGCTTATCCATCTATCAGCAGACTTGCAAATTATGCAGGAGTTTCAGAACGTCAAGTCATTCGAGCCTTAGCTGTGCTTGAAGAATCTGGCGAACTGGATGTGGATAGACATAACGGAAAGAGTTATGGTGGTCCAAAAACGAATCGCTACTGGATAAATATCCCTTGCCCTGAAGATTGTGCAGGAGACATTTGGCATAGACGATTTGATGATTATGTGCCTAAGTTTGAGGTTGTGGATAACTTCGACACACATGACATCCAAGGTAGCAATAGGTGACATCTAGGGTAGTAGTAGGTGACATCTAAGGTAGCAATAGGTGACACTAATGTCACTTAATAAACAATATAAAAAACAATATAAAAACAAAAGAAATTATTAAGAGAGAGGCTGTGGATAACATGGCAAGAGTACAAGTACAAATCACTGTTTCAAAGGTCGCTGAGAATGGAGATTACAAAGGCAGAGTTATCTCTGGCTGGGAAACATTTCAGATAACAGTCAAAGGCGAGCAAATAACAAAAAAGCGTCAATGGACTATGTGGTTGGATACAGCAAGTTCAATCGTCAAAGATGATGTTGTTTCATTCGTTGGAGACCTTGGAACAAAAGCAGGAACATTCGAAAAGGATGGACAAACTTATCAGGTAGTTGAACACAGCTTGAACAATGTCACCTACCAAGTAGACACACACGCAGTCCCACTACCACCAAAGCCAATCAACGAATTCACAGAGAACCCTCCGTTCTAATGAAAATTCGGGTATACGGAGACCCTGCACCACAAGGGTCAAAGACAGCGAGAGTAGTGAATGGTCATGTAGTGATGTGGGAATCATCTAAGAAACTACCTGGCTGGAGAGATTCAGTTCACATGGCATGCAAGGTTGCAGCGATGGAACATCACGTTCCAATGCTCGGACCAGTAGAAGTCCACATGACTTTCTTTATGCCTAGACCTAAATCGGTTTCACGCAAATACCCGAACACAGCACCAGACTTGGACAAGCTCATCAGAGGAGTTGGAGATTCTCTTCAATCTTCTGGTGTGCTATCCAATGACGGGCAAATCGTTTCTATCATCGCTGACAAGGTTTACGCTAGTGACCCTAGTGAGAATGGCGTTGAGATAGTGCTACATCCGAAACCATGATTCGTGAAGTGTGTTCTTGTGGAGCTGAGTTTGAAACAGATGACCGAGATGCTGTTATCTTGGTGAAGAACTGGCGTAAAACACACAAACACTCGGAGAAGCCCTTAGAAGCCCCGTCAAGCCCTTTTCAGGTCGTATCTGATACACAGGTCGCTTTAGGCTTTCAAGCCCTCTACGACCCTTACAACGACGATTTGGAAGATAATAACAATTAG